ACCGGGCTGCAAGGCGCGACGGGAGCGACGGGAACAACCGGCGCCACGGGTGCCACCGGCGTTCAAGGGGTGGCCGGCGCTCAAGGCGCCACCGGAGCCACCGGAGCCACCGGTTCGACCGGGCTGCAAGGCGCGACGGGAGCGACGGGAGCGGCGGGAACAACCGGCGCCACAGGTGCCACCGGCGTTCAAGGGGCGACCGGCGCGCCGCCGGCAAACTGCGCCCTGACCAGCGCCGCGAACACTTTCAACGCCAATCAGACGGTGAACGGAACCATATTCTCCCAAGGCCTGTTGCCCACCGGGTCCGATAACATCGGGTCGAGTGTAGTGCCGTGGAACGAGATTTATTCCAACAGTTACTACATCATGGGTGCGGGAGCCGGAGGGTATAATCTAAAAACAACCGATACCTTTTCCCCCTCATGCTCCCTTTACTATTCGGCAGGCGGGGCAAGCCGTTATCTCACACTTAATGGCGACCTGACGGTCAGCGCTGGCGGCGCAACGGTCTCGGGGTCCAACACCGGGGATCAAACGCTTTCAAGTCTGAGCGCTCTCTCCAGCGCCGCCAACTCCACCCAAAGCGGTTACTTCGGGAATGTCTATTTTCAGGGCGGCTCGGGCGCCCATTACCTGGGGCTGAATTGCACCGACAATTTGACGGCGAACCAAACCCTCAACTTGAGCATGGGCGGCAATAATTCGCGCATCATCACCTTGAACGGCAATTTGACCGTCGGTGCGGGCGGCTCGTCGGTGACCGGCTCCAACACCGGGGACCAGACTTTGGCGGGCCTCGGCGGCGCGCCGTTGGTCTCGCCCGTCTTCACCGGCGGCGGCGCGGTGACCGGTGGCTTGACCACAGATAGCCTCTCCGTCACTGGCTCTTTGTATTCGTCAAATCTCTACATCATGAATGGCGCGCACGGATACAACCTTCAGGCCGGCGACAGTCCATCGTCCAATTATTCACTTTACTATCTGGGCGGCGGGTCAAGCCGTTATCTCACACTTAACGGCAACCTGACGGTTGGCTCTGGCGGCGCGACGATCTCGGGGACCAACACCGGGGACCAGGTCCTCCCGACGCTGGCAAGTCTCGGCGGCCTGTCGAACGCCGCCAACTCCACCCAAAGCGGTTACTTCGGCAATGTCTATTTTCAGGGCGGCACGGGCGCCCATTACCTGGGGCTGAATTGCACCGACAATTTGACGGCGAACCAAACCCTCAACTTGAGCATGGGCGGCAATAATTCGCGCACCATCACCTTGAACGGCAATTTGACCGTCGGCGCGGGCGGCTCGTCGGTGACCGGCTCCAACACCGGGGACCAGACGCTGGCGGGACTCGGCGGCGCGGCGACTGTGGCACCGGTATTTACCGGGGGCATTAGTGTAACGGGAGGCACGTCGACAGACAGTCTTACCGTAAGCGGTTCGTTGTACGCGCCAAATCTCTATATGATGGGCGGAGCGGGCGGCTATAATATAAGAACCACCGATGCTCTTTCAGCAAACTACTCTCTGATCTATGTGGGTGGGGGCGCAAGTCGTACCTTGACCCTGAGTGGCAACCTGACGGTTTCGGCCACCGCGACGGTGTCGAACACCAACACCGGCGACGAGACCTGGGCACGCATTGCGGCGTTGGGCGCGGCGCCGCTGGCCTCGCCGACCTTCACCGGCACCGTCACGCTGCCCAATGCCGCCAATGTGCTGCTGACCACGGCGACCGGCACCGGCACCGCGGCTTACGTCACCTCGGGCAACCAGATCGTCAAATCCAGCTCCTCGCTCCGTTACAAAAACCTCACCGGCCGGGTGTCGTTGGCGGCGGCCCGCGCCTTCGTCCACAACGTCGCCCCGGCGCTGTACACCTCGAAATGCGCGCTCGACCAGCCGGGCCAGGAGTGGGTCGGCTATATCGCCGAAGAGGCGCTGCCGTTCCAGCCCAGCCTGGTCACGCTCAACCCCGACGGCGGGGCCGAGTCCTTCCTTTATGACCGGGTCGCGCCGCTGCTCCACGTCGTGGTCAGGGATCAGGACGCCCAGATTGCGGCGCTGACCACCGCCCTGGCCGCCCAGCAGGCCCAAATCAACCAACTTTTGGGCGCCCTGACCGCCCGTTCCGCGTCCTGAGGAGACCCACCGATGCTCGCCCTGGCCTTCGATCCCGACACCCTGACCTGCGATCTGGCGCTTGGCCCCGGCGGCCTGGTTCAGGACAACGGCCTGACCAGCGTCGTGCTGGCCTCGCTGCTGACCGACGCCCGCGCCGAGCCGGCCGATCCGCTGCCGGCCGGGGTGACTGACCGCCGCGGTTGGGTCGGCGACGTCATCGCCGTGCTGCCCAACGACCGTTTCGGCTCCAAGCTTTGGCTGCTCAGCCGCGAGAAGCAGACCGAACAGACAAGGCGCCGCGCCGAGACCTACGCCCGCGACGCCCTGGCCTGGCTGATCGCCGACGGCGCCGCCCAAAGCGTCACGGTGGTCGCGGCCTGGCTGCGCGCCGGCGTGCTCGGCCTCACCGTCCGGGTGACGCCCAAGGCCGGGGCGGTGGTGGTGGTGCAAACCACCGTGCCGTTGGGCGGCGACGGCGCCAGCGCGTCGGCGGCGTTGGCGCCGGCCAAGGCGGTGATGGTCGCGTGAAGCCCGGTTTCCAACGGCCGCCGGCCTTTGGTCGGTCCAGGGCGAAGCCCTGGTCGCCGAAGGCAGTCTGTCTCCGACGGCCAGGGGTTTTTCCCCTGGACCCCACTGGGGCCGGCGGCCCCAGACCCCGGTTGTCTGTGAGGTCCTCATGTCCTTCTCCCGTCCTACCCCGCAACAACTGCGCGACCGTCTGGCCTCCGAGTTCACGGTGGCGCTGCCCGGCTCGGACCCGCGGTCGCGCCGCTCGGTCGAGGGGGCGTTGGTGCGCGCCACCGCGCTCGGGCTGTATGACCTCTATGGCTATCTCGATTGGATCTCGCGGCAGATCAATGTCGTGAGCTGCGACGATGATCAGGTGCTGGCGCTTCATGCCAGCCTGTGGGGGCTGACGCCGGCGCTGGCCGCCGCCGCATCCGGCCTGGTCGCGGTCACCGGCACGCCGTTGGCGGTGTTGCCGGCCGGTTCTTCCATGCAACGGGCCGACGGCACGCTGTATGCCAGCGCCGCCGACATTCACCTGAACACCACCGGCAACGGCAGCGGCCGGGTGGTGGCGAGCACGGCCGGCAGCGTCGGCAACGCCGCGGTCGGCAGCGGCCTGACCCTGCTGTCGCCGGTTCGCGGCATCCAGGGCGGCTTGCTGGTGGCGGCCGACGCCGACGGCAACGGCCTGAGCGGCGGCACCGACGCCGAAACCACCGCCAGCCTGCGCGCCCGGGTGTTGCAGCGCATCCAACAGCCGCCCCAGGGCGGCGCGGTCGCCGATTATCACCAATGGGCAATGGCGGTGCCCGGAGTGACCCGGGCTTGGGTGCTGCCCGGCTGGCTTGGCCCGGGTACCGTCGGCGTCACCTTTTGCACCGACAACGCGCCCTATGGCCCGGCGCCGGCCACCGCCGATGTCGCCGCGGTGGCGGCGGCGATCGACGCCAAGCGGCCGGTCACCGCCGCGGTGACGGTGTTCGCGCCCAGCCTGGTGCCGGTCAATCTGACCCTGGCGATTGCCCCCGACACCAGCGCGGTGCGCGCGGCGGTGACCGCGGCCTTCGCCGACTTCGTCACCCGCGAGGCGCGGCCCGGCGGCACGCTGTACCTGTCGCGGCTGTGGGCGGCGTTGTCGGCGGCCAACGGCGAATGGCGCCACCGCCTGACCGTGCCCAGCGCCGACCTGGTCATCGCCGCCGGTCATCTGGCGGTTCCCGGAACCATCACTTGGACGGTGTATTCATGAGCCATTCCGCCGCCGCCTATCAGAGCCAGTTGACGGCGTTGCTGCCGTCCGGGCTGGCCTGGCCCCGGGATGCCGGCTCGGTGCTGGGCCGGGTGTTGGCGCCGATCGCCGCCGGCATGGCCGCGATCGACGCCCGCGCCGCCGATTTGCTGCTTGAATCAGACCCGCGCTCGACCGCCGAGCTGTTGAGTTCCTGGGAGGCCGACACCGGCCAGCCCGACCCCTGCACCGGCGCCGCGGTCGGGCTGGAGGCGCGGCGGCGGCGGGTGGTGGCCAAGCTGACCGGGCGGCCCGGTGGCCTGTCCCGGGCCTGGTACATCGCGCTGGCCGCCGCCTATGGCTTCGCCGTCACCATCACCGAGTTCGCGCCGACCAGTTGCGAGGGCGCCTGCGAACTGCCGGCCTATGACGAGGGTTGGCGCTTCACCTGGCGGGTCAACGGCACCTGGCATCCGGTGATCACCGAGTTTGACGCCGCCTGCGACTGCGACACCCCGCTGCGTTGGTGGCCGGCGGTGATCACCGACTTTGACGCCACCAGCGGCTGCGAAACCCCGCTCCGGAGCTGGGGTGACCCGGTGCTGGAGTGCACGATCCGGCGCACCGCGCCGGCCCACACCACCGTTCTGTTCAGCTATCAAGGATAACCAAACCATGCAACGCGTCACCCGTAATACCGCCGTCACCTCGCTGCCGGCGCCGCCCTCCAACCCCGGAGCCGGTGGTTTCTTCACCGGCGGCAGCCCGTCCAGCGGCGTCGCCGCCACCGTGCCCGGCTATGAATGGTTCAACACCGTGCAAGAGGAGCTGGTCGCGGTGGTTCAGGCCGGCGGCCTGACCCTGAACCCCCACGACAACACCCAGCTCCAGGCCTCGCTGAACGCCCAGTTTGCCGGGCTGTCCGGGAATAATACGTTTACGGGGACTCAGACGATCACGGCGGCGGCGGGCAACTCTGTGTTGAACCTGAACGCGCCGCCGGACAAGAACGCCTGGTTGGTGTTCTCCGAGGGTGGCAACGAGGCCTGGTGGCAAGGCCTGGCAACCGATAGCTCGGGCAATTATCAGATCAAACGCTATGGCATCTCCTCTGGCGGTGCCGGCAGTGGCTCCGCTGGCGGCTCCGGCGGCGTGTCCGGCGGTCCGGCCGGCTCCCCGAGCCCGAGCTTGCAAGACATTCCGCTGTCGATCAGCGCCGCGACCGGCGTTATCAATCTGGCTCAGATGCCGACGGTGGGCGGCAATGCGGTGATCGCCATAACTGGCAAGAACAGTTTTAGTGATTGCCAGATAATTAATCCTTCCGCGGCCAAGAACACCTATCTCGGTTTGGTCGCGGCCGCCGGTTACGGCGCCTATGTCGGGTATCACCAGGACAATCCCACCGAGGCCGGCCTGGCCTGGCGCAATGGCATGGACCCGGCCAGCGCCTCCGGAAACTTTGAGCTGCAGCGCTATGTCAATAGCAGCGGCACGGTCGGGAGCTATGTCGATAGCCCGATCACGGTCAACGCCCAAACCGGGGTGACGAGTTTTTCCAAAATCCCCACCGTCGCGGGGTTCTCCGCCGGGGCCGGTTCTGTTGCGACGACCGGCTACAACACCTTCGTCAATACCCAGACGCTGAGCCCCCTGACTACCAACGCGGTCTATAACCTCATCGCTCCCAACGGAAAGAACTCGTGGAACGAATACTCCTATGTGCCAAGCGCCGGGGGCGATCCTGTTCAGGCCTGGCTTGCCGGTATGTGCTACGCATCGGCCGACAACTATGGGTATCAGATCAACCGCTATTACAATGGTGGGGCCGAAGCGCCGTTCTCCATCGCGGGCGGCTACAGCAACGGCCCGGGCGCTGGCGCGATATCGCTGGGATCGACCAACACCGGGGCGAACGTCACCATCAACAACAATATCCTGCCCCTGAATAGCAACCTTAACATTGGCTCTTCGGGCGCCCTATTCCATAACGTCTATGCCACTGGCGGCGTCATCAGCACGTCGGACCAACGCAAAAAGACCAACATCGCGCCGCTGCCGCCGATGTTCGGGCTGAGCCTGGTCAACGCGGTCAAGCCGGTGTCGTACAATAACCTGGAGGCCGATGCGACGGGTGCGCTGACGGTCACCGGCGACCGTACCCACTTTGGCTTGGTGGCCCAGGACTTCCAGGCGCTGTTGGCCTCCCTTGGCGTCGCGTCCGACAAGCAGGCGATCTGGTGCCTGGCCGATCCCGCCGACCCGACCTCCGGCCAGTTGATGCGGTATTCGGAGCTGATGGCGCCGATGCTGTTGGCGATCCAGGAGCTGTCGGCCCAGGTCGCCGCCCTGACCGCCCAGGTGCAGTCGCTGTTGCCGCCGCCCACACCCACGCCGACGCCGACACCCACGCCGGCTCCGACCGAGACGCCGGTTCCGGCGCCGACCGACACGCCGGTGCCGACCGTGACGCCCGACACGCCGGTTCCGGCGCCGACCGACACGCCGGTGCCGACCGTGACGCCCGACACGCCGGTTCCGGCGCCGACCGACACGCCGGTGCCGACCGTGACGCCCGACACGCCGGTTCCGGCGCCGACCGACACGCCGGTGCCGACCGTGACGCCCGACCCCGGCGCCGCCCTGGCGGCCCAGATCGCGGCGTTGAACGCGCAGTTGGCGGCCTTGACCGCCCGGGAAACCGCGGTGGAGCAGACCGTCGGCACGCTGGCCGCGGTGACCCCGGCGCCGACCGGCACGCCCGGAGCCTAGGGACGTGACGCCCCCGCCGTCTCGGTCCCGGCCGTCAAATGACGGCGTGACTCGAGACGGCGGGGCGCAGAAAAGTCCGAAAGGCGTCGGCGGGCGGTCCGAAAGGCGTCGGCGCGCCACACTTGCGCGGCCGGGTTACCGTGGTGGTGATCGCCCACCGCCCATCGACGGTCCGCGGCGCCGATCACGTGATCGTGCTCGATCAAGGCCGGCTGGTCGCGGCCGGCTCCTGGTCCGAGGTAACAGCGGTGGCCGGGCCGCTGCTCGCGCAACTGGCGCCGACCGATCCTCTACACGAGCGGCTAACGCCGACCGATCCGCTGCTTGAGCGGCTAACGCCGACCGATCCGCTGCTTGAGCGGCTAACGCCGACCGATCCGCTGCTTGAGCGGCTAACGCCGATTGGGGAGACCGCCTGACATGCCCTCCCTACCGGCGGAAGTCCGTTTCTTGCTCGATGTCATCGCCGCCGGCTTCGGCGCCGCCCTGGCGCCACCAGCACCCGACCTTGACTGGCGGCGGTTTCGCGCCTTGGTCCGCCATCACCGGGTGGCGTCACTAATGGAACCGGCGCTCAACCCCGCCGCGCCGCTACCCAAAGCGGTGCGCGAGCAGTTGGCCGGCTTGCGCCGGGCCGCCACCGCACGGGGGCTGGGGCTGCGCGCCGAACTGAGCCGCGTCCTTGCCGGCTTCAACCGGGCCGGGGTGGCGGTGCTGGTGCTCAAGGGGCCGGCCCAGTCGATGCTGTTTTACGGTGCCCCCGATCGCCGCTGGTGCCGGGACATCGACTTGCTGGTGCCGCCCGAGGCCGAGACCGCCGCCCTCGAAGTCCTGCGCGGTCTCGGCTATGGCGAAACCGTGGCGATGGTGTCACGGGACCTGAACGCGGTGGTCGTTCGTCATCCCCGGTCGCCGTTCCCGGTCGATCTCCACGTCCGGTTGGCCGATGATGACCGGCTATTCCCGTGCGCCCGGCTGCGGCCGTTCGAAACCGCGGTGACGGTCGCAATCGGTGGCGCGTCGGTGCCGACGCTGGGCCTCGAAGCCGCGGTGGTCTATGCCGCCTATCACGGCACCCGGCATTTGTGGCGGCGCTGGTGCTGGCTTGGCGACCTGGCGGCGGTTCT